AGAAAGTTCGTCATGGTTGTCTTGCTTGGATCAGCATTGTCCAAGTTGCCTTGAATCAGTGTTGCAATGATCTTAGCTTCCTGGAGCTTAGTGAGTAGTAAGTTAAATGATCCAGTATAGTCTAGCATTACGTTGTTAGGATTATTCGTATTGGTAACACTAGCCGCAGCAGGAGTGTTAGCAATCATTGTTTTTGCATCTGTGATTAGCGTGGTTGACGCAGCCATCTTTTATTCTCCTTTTAGTTTTTATCTGTATAGCATGTTTGCCAAGCAACCATGAGCACCACGATTAGCTTTAGCAATGTGTCTAAATGTTGGATTACGTTGAACTACTTTTCTTCCATTGAACATAACTGACACCGGAGTCAATTGCTTCAATGGAATTTCTCTTCGACTAGTTGCATTGATTGATAGTCCTTTTCGATTATCATCTTGAATTGCAACTAATGCTTTATCACCATTAACTGAGACGATAGTTCCAGTTCTTACTCTTGTGCAATTCTGAAGCTTCTCTCTAAATACGACTTGATCATTGGGTTCCACTTAATTTAGCCTCCTCCTTCTTTCTTCTAGCCTTTATCATTTATTCCGTATCTATTTTTCAGAAAATAACTAGCAGTTGAAGGGTACCCTCTGTGTACTAACTTATTATTTTCATGAACCAAAGTAACATCTTTATCTTTCTTTTCGTTATACAAGTCAGTAACTGTAACTCTAGTTCCTGCATGATGCCATGCTTCTGTACTATAACCTTTGTGACTACTGTACTTATCGCCTATGCTATCTTTCGCACGTTTGAACATTCCGTACTGGGGATGGCGGCCGCTACCCTGACCACCGGCTTTTACGTTGCCAGTGGAACAAGCTTTACAGGAGCAATTCTTCATTCCATTGCACTTGCTCCCTGCAAATAGCCTATCAATTCGAGATTGGAATGCACTTACTTCTATCATGTTCATAATCTTTATCCTGTCACTTTAAGTGAGGCTGCGCTTGTCTTTACTATCCAATTTATTACTTGCCCACCTGCATAGTCTTCTGTTATTGATTCTATACTATGCAATTCATTATTCCAAAATATTCCCATAACTCTTCGATCACGAAATACTGAAAGTATATTGCTAAATTCAAATAGAGCCATCTGACTTAGAACCCAATTATGACTAATGGTGAATACTATTCCATCTATCTGTAACTGTGTCTCCGGTATTCCCCACCTCTTACTTGGTTCAATCGCCACTATAGGTTGCGGTATTATCTGATAATCTGTATAGCCTGCACTGCCTGAAAATGATCCAGATGCTGTAACTTGAAATCCAATGTCAGCCCAATCCGAAACCGATTCATCTACAGCTTGCATTCTTATAAATACTGGAGTTCCTTCTGTCTGGAACTGCATGACACGATCGAATAGATATCGTGCCCCCACCCCAAAACCAAACGGTATGGAAGAGTTTGAACTCATCTAGTTCCACTCTTTCTCTGTTGCAATTCTTTCTCATGCTCTGGCCCGTATAATGATCTTTGCCTGGGGTCGTATCTTGCTATTCTCAATCTTTTATTCTGCTTCTCATCTTCAGATAGTTTCTTTCTACCGGAGCCTACTCCTCCACCTTTTAGATTCTTAAAATACTCCACCTGCTGAAGACGGCGTTTAGCTGCTTCTTTACTAGGTTTGCATCCTAGATTTTTACTTTTGTCTTCACTCTTTACGCAATACTTATCACCCTGTTTCACTATAACACAATGTAGATTGATAGTTGTTGCTAAGTTCATAAAGTTTAATCGTATAAAACAAAATTGTCTCTACGTTTTTGCTCCGAAGAACGCCTAGAAATCTTCGGTTGAGATTCTCCTTTATTTGTTTTATCTTCATGATCAGTTATTCCATATTTATCTTTAAGAACTTTATCAACTTTGAGTGAGTCACCAGAAACAACATGAGTACTAGAATCCTTTCCTACTTTTCCTTCATAAACACTTCTATACTTTCCACTAGGTACATCCGCTGTTTTCGTTCTAGTAGTTTCGATTCGTACTGTAGTCCCTTTAGGTGTTTTATAATTTACTCTACCATATAGAGAACTCTGTTTTACAAACTTACCAGCTTCTGGATGTCTACCTGATCCTGGGCCACCACAATAGATCGAAATTGTCGTTTGTAGATTCATAATTGTATTAACTAGATCAAATTGCAACCAGGCGAAGAAAGGGCCTCAAAAACTGTTGAATATTCTTATCTATCAAGTCTTCCGAGAACTGAGTATGAATCTTTCCAGCAGTATAGCTTCGAACACTTGTTATTCCTCCACCACGCACTATGAAGTTCTTAACTAGTGCAGCAGTAGCGTGCTTCAATGGCTTTGGCAATAGCAATGGACTAAACCCACTATTATAGATCACAATTATCTCTGTATAATATGCTGCATATAGCCCAGCTGGTATCGCTAGTTCTCCAACATCAGCATAATAATCAGTTGTCGAAATGTCGATTGGAGTAAATGATGGAACTCCTCCAAATAGGCTAGTAAATTGCAGGAGGTTTGGCCCATATTGACCAAAGCTCATATAATTATTTGCTGATCTTCTCCCATAGCTATATCTACCGCTAAGTCCTACTATCGCCGATAAGTCTCCTGTCAGTAAGTTCGTTGTATTTGGTTGAAAACCAGTATAGAAGTGATTTCCACTTACTGCGCTTAATCCTGAAAGTGAAATACTTGTCGCAGTATCTAATGCAACTAGCGGTGTGAAGCTTACACGACAAATATTTCTTTGATCTGGAAGATACATCCTTTCAGCATAAGTACTATAAACTAATGATCCACCACCAAAACTATCTATTCGCCCACAATATGTGTCTATCATTGAGCTAGCGGTATCGACCAAATTCATTATATTTGGCAGTTGCGATGTCGGCGGAAGATCATAGTTCGAGATCTCGGCGTCCAAAATATAGCGCGGCTGAAAATCACTTATCATTTTATGCAGCTTTTAACTGTCTCCTCATTTCGTTGATCTTAGCTTTCTTATCAATGATAATCAATCGCTCATCTAGATGTGTCTTATGAAATTTAACTACTTTCTTCCAGAAGCCTTTGCCAGCATATCCCTTCACTTCCACATTGACATTAGCTTTCGGAATATAAAAGTCTGGAGTATATGACTGCTTCCATCGCCCTTTACCAACTATGAATCTTTTGGATTCGTATTCCCATTTGATCTTATTCTTATCCAACCACTTAGCTACAGTTACTTCCCAGCTAGAGCGCATCCATATTCTTTTACCATTGCCAACATAGCATGCCCTATATCTTGATCCCTGATGGAATGCTCCGTGTAGCTTTCTAGTTCCATTGGCCCAAGCTTCTCTTTTAGTTCTACAGATTTGATTTCGATACTCTTTATTTTTCCAGAGCTTCTTTACTCTTCTTGAAATCTGTTTCCTATGTTTTGGATCGCGATTTATTTTATTCTTCCTCTTTGCATATACTGGGTCACGATGTAGCTTGCTCATCATTCTTGATATTCTTCTACGATCTTTACCACCATTAGCCTTATCTTTGTCCCAGCGCTTTTGCATTCTTTCTGATCCACGTTTACCGGATAGAGCTTTAACTATCTTTGCTCGATATTCTGGATTTCTCCATTTCTTTCGAGCAGCTTTCTTCAGCTTTTCAATATAATCTGGATCCTTAGCTCTTTTTCTAGTTTTCTTTACTACTCTTTCCCGAAATTTCTTATCGTACTTAAATCTATCTTTCAGATACTGAGATTGCTTCTTACGGGCACCACGTTTACTCCATCTAATTTCATTAATATTCGATGGTCCATTGAATCCGTTTTTCTTCTTAGTCTTTTTCATGTTCATTCACCTTATTCATATAAAATTTGAATGGCTATAAACTAAAGGCTTGATTTAATCCATAGCCATTCATTTATACCTATTTCTCTATAGCTTATTTTCAACTATCTCGTAGTGATGATCGCTGAATGTGCGTAGCCGGCACCACGTGCTACCACTGCTCCAAATTTTACAATTACAAAACTTCCGGCGAGATTACCAACTAATCCTAGTTGGAAAACGCGCGGAGTCGGAGCTGTGAGCCATGCATACTGAACTTCCTCTTCAGAGATGATAAATCCAGTATACTGCTTCTGAGCACCGCTAGGGAGAACCGTCAGTGCAGGATCTGGAATCAGTGGCAATAATCCAATCTGTGTCGGAATAGCTTTCACTATAACACCAGGAATCACTTCCACCTCGTTGTAGTACAGTTGAACACTCTTAGCTTCCTGATCGAATAAATCAGCGAAGAGTGGGTTGAGATATAGGCCAGATGGCTTCACCTCAAAATCTGTTCTGCTGGCCATCACTGCAACCTGTGTCTTGACATTGTCCACAAGAGAACCACTGGTAGAAATGGTTCTAATATGGGCAAAGCCATTGACATCAGCTGCTGACATGATCTGGCCAGATACTCCAAAGTAATCGTTACTAGTGTTTAATACTAGGTCTGTATCAGCTCCGGTCCAGAGCGTTTGATCGTGGAGCTTAAGCACTGCATCGACTTGATCTGCAAGATCTTTAGCTTCGAGGTATGCAAACTGTCCTTGCTGTGCAGTGACTTCGATGTCAAAGATGTTATAATTGATCTGAGCTACAATGGCTTTCAGCATCAGGGGTCGTTCCACCCTCTGTGGCTGAGTTGCTGTTGCAGCTATTTTTCTCGGGTCCGTTGTATTGGCTGATCCAATCGCTAGCTGTTCGAAATAGCGATGTGGATGGCCGGTTGCCATTACTTGACTGATTCGTTGTCCGAAGACATAGCGTCTACGAACTAGGTCAAAGATTTCTGTCTGATATCTATTGACCTCTATAGCTCCGGGGCCCATAAAGTCGGCAGCTGCGCCGATTTCACCCGCGAAGTGTGCAGCTGTTATTGATGCTACTCTTGCCATTATTCTCTCCTTTTAGTTTTGTCTTAGCCACGCTGGTTGCATTTCGCCTTTTTCCATCAATCCTTTCTCAAGCAAATGGTTCTTTGCCGTCATCTTTTCTACTGGACTTAAATTCAATTGAGTGCTGGCCAACATTTCATCTACTTCCTGAACTGTAAGTACACGACCTTCAGCCTGCATTTGGTTTGGATCTAATCCCGACTTAGCTAGAAGCATTGCCGTGCTAGATGGTAATGCTCTAGGGTGAATGTTGTTTTTAGTAAAGTTCTCAAATTGAGCCTGCATATCTTCCAACTCAGCTTCAAGTTCTTTTCTCTTGGAACGTTCCGCACGAATTTCTTTCCGGAATTTCTTATGTTCAGCTTTCATAGAGTCGATTCTCTTTGAAGCAACCTTCTGATAGTTTGCAGCTATTTGAACGATCTTATGCACACCAGCAGATACTTCCTGCTTTCGTCCTTTGTTCTTTGCCTTCCTGTTTAAGTGGCCAAGCTCAGGATCGGATGATTCTTCACCAGTGCTATCAGGAGCAGCTAAAGTGTTTTTCATGCTCTTAGATAGTTTCTCTAATTCAGCATCCATATCTGATTCAGAATCGCTATCACTACTACTGCTGGATGAATAATCATCTTTCTTCTTTCTTGCTGCCGATATACTAGAACTCGATCTAGAGCTAGATTCGGCTTTATTCTTTTTGGCTTTCATTTCTGGAGCAGGAGCAGCTGATTCACCAGCACCTGCTTCCAATTCGTCGGAAGCTTGCACTGATTCATCACTGCTTGCAGCAGCGTTAACACTATCGCTATTACTTGCAGCACTAGAACTATTAGTTTGTCCAGCAGCTGCAATCTGCGCTAGTTGGGTTATTGTTTTGTCATGGTCATCAATCTTAGCTGACATTTTAGCCAATTGCTTTCCAAATGGCTTCAAGCCACTAGTAATTGATGCCTGAATTCCTGTCAATAGATTCCCCAACGATCGCGAAGAACCGCTGAGGGCTTTCTTTTCTTTCTTGCTTTTCGTTGCCATCATTACTCCTTTCATTATTTGTCTTGCTACACGCTCAGCGGATGCTGTAAGCGATGTCTTTGCGTATGCAGCAGCGTCTTTCAATAAGCACGTTGCCCCTGTAAAACTAAAATCAATAAGATCCCAAATAGGATCACTTTTATTCTTAACTAGAACATCCGCTAATTCCATCGACATGCCAAGTTTATTATTCTTTAGTTCTTTCTTAGCTTCAGGAAAGTCTTTAGCAAAAATATACCCAGTTACATTTACTTTTTTACCATCAATCCAAGCACCTGTTATTACTCCTACCTTATGTCTAGGATTATGAGCTGATAGTTTATTTGGTTGATAGTTTACCCCCATTCCTATCAATGATTTCAAATTCTTTTGGGCAATACTTTTTCGTACTAGTATGCGGTGCCCGTCGGCGCCATTTGGAGCTCTGGTTGATGGCTCATCAACTAAAAGTAGAGTCCCATTGAAGACCATCTTATTTGGGTGGTCTTTAGCGTCTGAATCTATATCGCAAACACCTATGCATCCACCAACACCAGCATCAATCGTAATGTTTAGTCTATCGCTCATTTATCTTTGACTCTTACCCAATGGAAATCTTTTTAATGAGTTATTATTCTTATCGAAATTTGTTGCATCATAAATGCTCTTCAATGATCTTTCCTGATATGTTGGAACATGCTTTGACTTCTTATATTTCTGCAATTGCTCTTTCTGATCTTTACTAGTTACCTTTGATGGTTGTGTCCTTACTGCTTCATCGTCTTTAATTCTATCTACAGTTTGGAAAAACTCTTGCAGATCGTCAGTCAATGTTTCCAATAAGCCTGGCTGCTCCTGCTCCATTTGATCAGCTAAATCATCTGTCTCTGGAAGAAGTCCCTGTTCTTGCAGATACTGAATATCTTCCGGAGTCATTTCTGTAATATCATCTGAACTAAATCCAGCACCTATATTTCCTCCACTTCCAGTTCCCATTCCTAAGCCCTTTGGCATTCCACCACCCATCCCAGGAGGCATTCCCATTCCTCCACCTCCACCAGCAGCCCCACCTTTCGCTTGAGCCATAGCTTCTGCAATTACTATCTGCCATTGTCCTTGAACTAATTTACCCCACCCTCCAGGCAATGGTGGCTTTCCGTCTTTCTCTCGTATTTCATCTGGAGTAATGGCATTCATTGCATATTTCTTTTGTTGAATAGTAGAAAGAGTAACTGGATCAGGATCTTCTATGTTGACCCATACAAATTCAATATCTCTCCATCCTAGTCTTCTATGAAGAACTTCATCTGTTATAGCTTCCTGAATTCTTATTGCCATTGGATAGACAGCAGATCGAAAGTCTTGATCTGTCATTGTCTGCGATGTAGCCCTATTCGTGTGCTGATCCATTCCAAATGCTATAGGTGATAGATCGAATGCTTGGCCGATTATCTTAATTTGAAAAGTCTGCCAGTCCAATAAAATATCTTCAGGAGTAACTGGATTTATTTCTACTATTTGAGGCTTAGGCATTCCAGCTACTATACTAACTTTACTTTGGCCTTCCAACTCGTTAGTGACGTACCGTCTTATTGTCTGAAGATTTGCAGCTTGTTGACCACCTTCCCACCAAAGCATTGTCTTATGGATTTGATCTGCGCCAGCTTTACCTGCTGCTTCTTGGCTTCCTAAAAAGTACGAGATCACATTAAAAGCAATTTCCATCTTACCTAAGCCAAATGGAGTAGACGTTCTTTTATTATCTCTGATGTACACTAGCTCGTTATCGTAGAATGCAATTACCCCTCTATCACCTTTGAATCCAGTTCGTTGTGCATAGTGAGGCTTTATGTCTTCTACTGCTTCTGTCCAATCTGCATATATCTGAATTGATGCTCCATCTACAGGCCACATTAGAATTGGGCGTTTATAGTCTGGAGTTATTCTTGGTTCGAAGCAGCCATAACCACCTAGCAAAATATCTTCTGTCACTTGTTCCCAAAATGATCTAAATGAATCTTTTCTATTTGGATGCTTCAGAGTTTCAATTGCTATACGAATTCTTTTCTCACGATCTGGATCTAGATCATCAACTTCAGCAGTCGGTTGAACATCCCATCGCAAGGACATGATGATAGAATTTTTGATAAGATTGATTGCACGTCTTGGGATTGGAGTTTCACTAAATCTGCGCGTATTGAACGGCGTTGGCTTCATCAGTGGCATATTCAAGCGGTGGACGCTCTCTGGTAGCCAAGGGTAGCTCCAACTTCTTCTATCAACTATATCCAACTTTCCAGCCATTACGGCATCTATCTGCTGTTTTTGTCGTTGGATAACTGATTGCCATTGTGGGAATGGCGTTTCGGATAGCTCTTTGGAGTGAGCAAGAGAAAGGACTTTCACAACTTCTTTAGCTCTTAATCTTTTAGAGACACTTGCGACGATGTCGTTGTGCCATGCTTTGATTAGATCTACGATCTTCATTAATGAGCTTATTATAAATTATTGCTCTAATAGCTCAAAGTAGATCCTAGCTAAGTAGAAGTTCTTAGCTTTTTGGATGGTTCAGCTTAGCAAACTAATTGGTGGGCAATTAGGCACAAAAAATAGAGCGCCAGGAGTGGTTAGCTCCTAGCGCCCAAGTCTTTCTTATTTTACTTGTGAAGAAATTTCTTCATAGAGTCGAAAAGTGATCTTCGATGCACCAGATCCAAACTGTTTTCCATCTAAGTGTTCATCTTTCAAGTCACCCATTCGAACTTTAGTTTCTTCTATAACTTCTTCCCTTGAATCTCCAGGTACAGTATCTAAAATTGTATGAGATTCTTGTGTATCTTTATTTTCAGGAGAATGTAGTACTATTACGCCTATTACTTTAGGAAATTCTTCAACCAGTTTTTTCATATTAATTAATCCCTCATCTTTCTTCCGAGCATTCTTTCTTCAATTGTTGTTACTTTGTCTCTACACAACTTAGCCCAAGTTGGTGGGTCTAGTCCAGCAAACGATAATTCCACAATCTCTATCTCAACCAATTGTGCTATATCATTTACAATTTCAAATTTCATTACTGTAACTTTCTTTGTTTTATTTTCGTCATTTATTGCTTCGTATTTCATGACGAAAGCTAGATTGTCGTAGTTCGATAAACTATTACACCACCAACTTCCTGTTTCTGGTCTACCATACTCATTCTTCTGAGCAGCTAGCGAAATGCATCCATTCTTCATATTTAGCTCAAGTGCTCCGAAAGCTTCTTGGTCATATCGAACATATTCAAGCGTTCTTCGCCAATCACAACTCCAAGCTTCTCATCTGGTTTAATGATGCGTTTGTCTTTCTTACTTTGCAAATTATGCTTACGAATATACTTCCAAACTGCCTTCATCATTTGGCCACGACTAATTTTCTTTTCTTTAACTATTGCTTGAAGCTCTTTACTAGCTTTCATTTCTTTCATTAAGCCAGCACCACGTTTACTTTTCTTTTTACTCATTTAATTGTCCTTTTGTAATTTTATATCCTTCTAACTCTTTATCGTATCCATCCACTAGAACTGATATCTTTTGTAGACCAAAAGAAGCATCAATCGTAAATTTAGCCGTTGTGTCGAAGCCTTGAGGGAACTTCACTGGTAGAAATTCTAGTACTGATACTTTAGCGTATTCCGGAGCATCAGGATGAGGATAGAACACTTTACATAGTTCACAAAAATGCATTTCTCTTCCCAGAGTAGTATACTTAAAAACGCCTAGCCTTATAATTTCTAACGGCTTCTGATCTGTGTTCACCCAAGTTACTTGCATCGTCATAAAATTCTTTTCCCCTGTTGTACATGTTCTCTGCAATTTGATCTAGCATTCGCTCTCTTTGTTCGTAGCCACTTAACTCTTGGTTTCTCATTTTCTTTTCACCTTTCTCTTTTTCTTTGTATAGCGTCTTAGCCTAGTCTCTAGCTCATCAATTAAAGCTTGCTTCACTTTCAATGATCTTTCCTGAGTTTCATTCTGATGCTGTAGTTGCTGAATCAGATTTATTGTCGATTGCTTATTCTGCTTTGTGCTTAAGCCAGTTAGATCAACTCGTAGCCAAGCATCATCAGGATCTTTTAGTCTCAATTCACTTACAGGATTTTCATGGCTTATTCTATGCTTACTCAATTGTCGCTTGAAGAACTGAGCTATTTCTACTCCTTTATACTTGAGCACTCCTATTCTTCCATGCAGATCAACATCTGAGTACTGCCAATTTGTAGACTTATTCTTTTCTTCTGCTTTCTTAGATTCATCAGCAACGAATTGCTTTGCAGCTATTCCAGAATATATCTTTGCTATCTTCTTGATTGCATGACTACGAGAGTCACTATCTAGTTCAAGAACTGTTAAAGTGTAGTATTCTGCACTTTCAGTAAAAACATCTCTTCTATAGGCAATTCCACCTTCAGGTAATCTATGTTTCATATTTCTTCACCCTATCTATCCAAACAAACCACCCTTTGGGAGAGTAAGCAACTTTAAGTTTTATACCTAAACGCCTTCCTGCTCTCCTAACTGCGTCAACAAAATAAGCCGATTTTACTTCGCTAGACGAAACAAATACAGCTTTATTTCTATTTCTCTTACATTTAGTAGCTATATCTTTATACCAACTATGTTCTATACGTTCATTCAACTTTGGAATTGCTAATAGCTTCATCTTAATTAAGTCGTTCTCTGCGTGGTAAAGTATTGCGCAGCCCACTTCTTAATTAGCTAATTGACATTCCCTTGGATGAAGCCTTGAATTTGTATCCGTTCTTTTCTGCCCACTTCTTAAATACTTTCTCTTTCTTTTGAATTGTCTTTTCAGGCAACTCTTTCTTTCGCCCTTTAGCCTTCATCAATTCGTTCTGGAGTTTGTCCATCCCAACCGTCTTACCTTTATGCTTCATTAGCACATTGATTACTACAGCTCGAATTGTCTTGCCATGAGGCAGCTTGCTTCCACCTTTGCTCTTACTTTCTTTCTTCTCTTTTCCCTTTTTACTCGTCTTATCTTTCTTGCTTGACTTCTTCTCCTTCACTTTTGATCCTTTCTTCTTTTCAGATTTATCAGCAGATGAACTTGCTGCACTGGAACTAGATACACTTGCACTAGAGCTACTTGCTGGACTAGAACTACTTACTGCGCTTGATTTCTCTTTCTTAGCCATTTCTATCTCCTTTTGTTTTAGATATTCTCTTCCACGTTTCTTGTACTCTGGTAAATTGTCTCTCCAAGCTTTCAGGAACTTGCCTGGATCGTGCTGAACAAGTTTATACTCCGGAACTTCTTTCAATGATATTTCTTTCAAATCAGCTATTGCTTCTCTAACTACTTTTTGTTTAAACGTCCTTTCTTTGTCAGCAAAGAATTTCATCTTCTCTAGCATTCTATCTGCTACTTTAAACCGATTGCAGAATGCTCCGAATCTATTCTTCGCTTCAGGATTTGATTTAGCTTTTTCTGTTGGCCACCATACATCAACTATAGAAGTTTCAAATTGTCTCTTGCTTGTAATGAAAACTTCCAAGCTATATGGATGCAACAAAGTTACTTCATCTTCACCTATTTCAACAACATAGTAAAGAGCACAACCAGATACCGGAGGAGAGCGAACTTTATCTCTCCTCTTTATTCTCTTTACTTTAGTTTTTTCTTTCTTTCTCTTCTCTTTTACTTTCTTCGAA